GAGCGATCCCGCCCTCACCGACAACACGCGAATAGAGTTCGCGAATACTTACTGCTTTCGTTTCCGTGTCGTCACCTTCTTTTTTTTTACGTCATTTCCCGCCGATTGCGAACGTAGTTTGATTTCATCCAAAATAAACTCTTTGAATTGTTCGAATAGAGTCAAATCATTTTCGCACAATTCTATAAACTCGTCAAATTCCATATTAAACGAATCCTTATTACTAGCAATCAGGAACGAATAAAACAAAATGTATTCATCTAATAATTTCCCGAACTGAAACGGATAGCCAGATATAGATTCGAACACAAAGAACGCACGAAGCGTATATTTCAAAGAGAAATCTTTTCCGTTAAGTGATATTATTTTCATTGAATAAGTCGTTTAGAGGGCGGCAAAACACCGCCCGTAAGTTATTTACTAGCTGCTTCCTTTGCAAGCGGTCCGGTTCCTTCGAAACTGATTGATAGTGTTGCTTTGTCTCCATCCGGCGCATTCGCTTCTAGCGAAGTGATAACCGCACTACCTGTATATGCACCTTCCGCTAGCGTCCATCCGGCGGCGGGCATTTCGTTTACGTCAGGATTGCCAACAACGCCAAATTTCAGAACAACAGGTTTATGCGCCAAGAACAAAGCGAATAGTTTATCGTAGCTATTCGCATCTGCATCCGCGCTAAATACGTTTTCACTGGAAGCGTTCCAAGAAAGTTTTTTAATGTCCTTTTCCGTCCAGATACCCGAATCTTTACTTTGTGTGTCGATTGTTTCAGCCGAAAGCCCCAATTTGCAAGATGTGGCAAGTGCGATGGCTTTACCGTCGATGAATAACATTAGGTCTTTTCCTAACACAGATTTTGCTTTACTCATAATTTTATCGTGTTTTAGTTAATTATTCAGTTTTAAATGAGAATACGAGGCTTTGAATAAAAGTATCTTCTATAAAATCCTCATTCGCACTAATTAGTTTAGAATCGATCACATCGAAGTTATCATAACTTCCTCGTTTGTTTTCGAGTGATTTACGTACCTCTTCCGCGATTGTAACAGAGTTCAAATAGTTATCACTGGCGACAACGATCTCAACCGAAACTGTGTCACCCGTACCGTACCTATCTTTCGTATATTCCGGCGTTAAGGAGTTGCGTTTGTAGATCACAAACGGAAAAGATGTCTCCGTTTTGGTCGAGATAGCATATATTTTATCAGAAACCAATTTTGCCAACTCTGTAGAGTCGCTTAATCTCTTGTATACGTGTGCGCCTATTGATAAACTCATTTCTTTTTATTTGCTACTTTCATTATAGAATCAATTATATTTTTCTCTAGTGAGTTCTCTGCTTCTTTCTGCTTCGATTTGACCGCATTAGAAAAGAAGTGGGAAGCATTTATAATACCTCTATTCGCTCCTTTTTTGGTAGCTCGTTCTTTGGTTCCTGATTCAAACCATTTCAGCATATAGGCGCGTGATCCCTTTTTGCGTCGGTCGATCAGGTCGACCCGTGCGCCGGAAGCATTGCGATAAACTGCTATGTTTATTTCGTTCTTTAACGGTTTGAACGATACGCCATTCTTAGAACTGCTAAATTCCGCATCATTAACAGCAGAAACTAGATTTTCCTGTGCCTGTTTACGAATGATAAGAATCGACTTTCTAAGAGCGGAGGAAATTGCCTTCTTTGCTTCTTTATCGTTCAACCGTTTAAGTAGTTCGTTTACTCGCGTTGCATCCACTTCGACGCGATACAAGTTGCGCCCGGTGTAATTGTCGTTACTCATTGATTACCTCCGCTTCTATAACCGTTGCTTGTTGCTTCCGGTCGTGATTGATAGATAGAATCTTGTATTTCTGCCCGTCGTATTCGATCCTCATTTTAGCGTTGATCTCTTTACAGATGCGAATCATTATCGTATTAACGGTCGTATTATATATCTCGCCGTTCGCTTCTTTACGTGCACCCGACTTAAAGCGAATGTATGCGCGTTTATCGAATACTTTCACCCAACTTTCAGACGTGCCGCCCAGATTATCGCGCTTTGACTCGCTACGGTAAAAAGAGATCATTTCGTTTAATAATCCTGCTTGCATTACGTATATCGTTTTAAAGGTTGCAGTAATAGTTCTATGTGCCCCGGAATAACTTGCGGAGTGGCAAATGTTACCGATTCACGGTTTGCGTAGTAATTCGCTATAAGGATGCGGATCGCGTGCCAGATACGCCGATCTATTTTTGCGTCCTTAACGTAGGTATCTAGCGGATTATTTAGATACGATTCGATAAGAAGTTGAACGGGTTCGATAAGCCCGGTTATATACGCGTCGTCCGTGTCGAAGTCAACGTTTAAATGCTGTTTGAGTTCTTCGAGTGTTACGTATTGTGCCATATTGTATAAATTAGAAAGGGCTAGAGCCGAAGCCCCAGCCCTTTAGTGAATGATAGGTTATAGGATTAGGCAGAAGCTTTTTTCTTTGCGATGGCAAAGGCTTCCGGGCGAGCTACAACAATATCATAATCAGTATTCAACACAAAGTTTACGACATTACTTTTCGCTCCGGTATACGGGTCTATAACTAAATCCATATCGCCGAACTGACCGATAGCAGCGTTGGAGAATACACCGAATCCGATAGAATCGGCGTCCATGTAGTTAGTAACAAGAACCGGATAACCGTTCACCATACCATTTTGGCAGATCATTTCAGCAGCCCCCGCCGCTTTGGGAGTGGATTTCAAAGTACCATACACCTTTGGAGTGCAAACATAGGCGGCTGTACCGTCCGTAACATCTACGCCCGCATCCATGACAGTAGATTCAAGTGCAACAATATTCGCGAACGTCAATGCGGAAGTATATTCTACATCCGGTTTTGCCTTTACAAACACGCCGTTACTTGCACCAGACAACGCAGCCCCCGAAAACATCCATTTGTTCAAAGTACGGGCAACACCAAGCGAAATTTGTTTTAAAACTACGTCCTGCAAAGAGTAGTTCGTTTGGTTGATCGCACGCTTAGACACCGGGATAGAAATAGATACACGTTTGGGTGAAGCCTTGATTTTGTCGATATTCAATTCGGTATCGGTAACCGCAACGTTTTCACCCTGAATTGTTGCTTCAACAGCCGCCAATGTTGGGAAAACAAGGTCACCTACAAGCCCGCTTTGCATCTTGATACCTAGTTTATCAATAATCAAGCCTTTTTCTAACGGTTCAATGATTTCACCGATTGTAACAGGAACCATGCTAGCCGCATCGGTTGTATCTGTAACAGTCACCGCACGTTCTACAACTTTAATACCGCCTTCCGATACTACTCCGTTGTATTCTTCCAAAGAGCGATGATTAACGACGTCAAAAACAGCCTGTGAAAACAACACGCGACGGTCTGACACCAGTCCCGCGTTAATATCTTCAAGCGCACGGCGTTCGACTTTCATTTCCAAAAGTTCTTTCTTTGTTTTTAACTGCTCAAACTGCTCTTTCTCGCTTGCGTCGAGTGCTCTTTTTTCCGCTTCTGCTTTATCCAACATAGCGCGCATCTGCTCTTTGTATTGAGCAATAGTTTCAAATTCTTTTCTCATGTTTTAAATTGATTTGCGTAAATTATTAATTTCATTTAGATAGTCTTTATTCTCGCCGGACAACTCCGCTATCGTATCGTCCATACTCCGCACCGTTACGTCTGTACCATAAAAAGCAGGATCAACAACGGGAGATATATCGGAAATCCGATCAATCATGTGTACAGTACGAAGCAACAACCCGTCTTTCATTGAATAGGAAACTTTTGTTTTATCCTTTTCATTTAAAGCATACGCAAAAGACGAACCGAAAATATCACCGCGTTTAATCATTTCTACGGCGAAATCTCCATCGGGAGTACTAGGAGCCTCAAATCTGTATTTTAATCCGTAGTCGTCAAGTTCAAGCGACAAAGTTCCCGCACCACGATTAGAACGAGCTAACAATCTCTGTTTATTATGATCTAACAGAGCTTTAACATCACAACTACGCAATAACTCTTCCGTTATAGCTCCCTTTTCGATCACCTCAACAAAAGCGCGTTGTTTTTCCCTGTCGTACAATACACGGCTTTCTTGTCCGAATACAACCGCATAACCTTCGATTATTCTTCCATCTCCAACTTTAGGAGCACCTAACTCTGTATAACTTCGTATTTCCATATTTTGCAAATATCATTTTACTATATGTTTGTTTCTTCGTTTTTGGGTAGCTCTACTTTTTGACTAGCCGCCTCGATTGGTTGAACGTTGCAGGAGATAAACACTTTGTCGCCTCCTTCAACGGGCGGTTTTCCTAAAGCCCTACGAGTATCATTCGGGGAATGAGCTCCCATTTCTTCCAAAGCTTTATAATAGCTTGCTTGTGTCGTTAAATCGGTTTGATATAAGCATGACAAATCAAATGAAATACTATATAAGTGAGCGACTGAATTAGGAATCAGCTTGTAATTAAATTCAGCCTCGATTTGTTTCAATATTGGTTGCAGTGTATCAGTTAAAAAAGAAACATTGCTCATTTCAGAAGCTTTGTAATTAGTAGATTGTCCGGCAAATACTTTATCTGGGTGAACTCCGTAAAATCTACATATATCAAGAATACTGAATTTCTTTGTTTCCAATAACTGCGCATCAACCGGATTTATAGAAAGTTGATGAAATCCAACATCGCCGGGAACTGAAATAATGTCTCTTCCTGTGTTTAGTTGTTCCTCTATGCGATCTCCAACCGTAGAAAGTTGAATATCCGTCATACCTGCACCGGGCAACCCTTTATTTATCTCTTTTGCACCGGAAACAAGCCCCTTTATTTTACTTCCATTCTGAAAGGTTCGTAAATTCTGATTATCTGCACTCGCGGCTATGGAAAAGATACGGCTAGCGTACATTATTGTGCTTACTCCTGTATATCCCCCGTCCAAACTATTATTTTTAAGATGGATTATTTCGTAGGATTCAAAACGCCCATATATCCGGTTATATGGATCAGAAATAATATAAACATCATTCAATTTGTCATAGGTTACTGTATTATTTGCGCATAATACAAGTTCGCTAACACTGCCGAACTTTCGACGGATAACGATGTAGGCGTTTCCTTGATTTACGATTTGAACAACCATATTCCTAACCATTTCAAAACTATTCATTCGTCGGTTAGGCATACGGGTTAATATCG